AAGTTGTTTGTGGGCCCGACTCACCTCGTGGATCCGTTGCAACGATTTGCCGAGCGCGCCGCAGGGTACTGGCGCATGGACCGAAATTCACCGGTCATCGGCGAGATCGTGGAGGCAGCGCACGAGCTGTTGGGTGATCGTCAAGGAGGCGAGCTGGCTCCGTGGGACGGGCGGTTTTCGGCTGAGACCAATTGGCCGAACGCTCCGTCGTATGATTATATGGATGTGTTCAACGGTATGGTTCCGTGCTTTGATTGGGACCGGTTTCGGCAGCACATCTGTGAGATCTACACAACTCGCGAACCTGAGCTTCTGCTCAAGTTCCCACTCTGCACGCCACTTGCGGAAACGCCTGTGGTTAAGTAAGTTTGCGTGATTGGGGAGCAGTTGCTTTTCCCGCCACCGAAGAAGGAGGCGGACCCAGACGACGATGTTGACGACAAGTCGCTCGTTGTCGGGAGTGTCATATGTGGCAATCTGGTTGAGGCAAAGAAAGCCGAAGTAACTGTGCCACGTATTGACAAGGATGGGCGTAAGGCGGAACCTAAGCGTGAGAAGGTTGTTGTCGCTGAAGACAAGGACTACACTGATCCGCGCGATTGGCTACCGCCGTCTCAGCATAAGGATGAGACGCCCGAACACTTCGCTAAGCGGTTCAAGAAGTGGGATGATCTTCGTAAGCACATTATGAAGCGCAAAGGCCTGAAGCCGCAAGACGGCAAGAAGGCTGTTGGCAAACTGGGTGCAGGGGCTAAGAAGGGTGATGGGCCCAACTGCCAATTTTGCCAGCACCCAATGCGCCATCAATGGCAAGCATATGGTCAGGGACGAGGTGCTCAGGCCTGTGGCTGTTTTGACGTCGAAGACGTTTATTTGTATGAGTCGGTGGCTGCTGAATTGTGCCAAGGTGAGGTCGCGCCTCATAGTTCCGAAATTCTACAACTAACAACCAACAACATGAACACAAAACAACTTGTCCAAGCGATCATCTCGCTGCTGCATTCAGTGCCGCTCGAGGATCTTCCGCGCGTCATCAGCAAGATTCAGAAAGCTGCAGCGACGCGCCTTAACGAGTTTGTTGAAGCACAACCTGTCCATGGGCAGGATGCTATCGGCATGCTCGGCGCTGGTGCGTCGAAGGGCGATGGCCCCTTGACGCGAGCGCAACGTGCGCGACGCGCTGCTGCGCGACGCGGCGCCGCACCTGTGGCAGCGCCAGCACCACAGCAGCGCCTCGTTCGCCGACGTGCGCGACGTGCACGCGTTCGTGCGAACCGCCGCCAACGTGGCGGTGCACAAGGGCCCGAGTTTCTTGGGCCGTCCGGACCAGGTTTTCCTAACCTGGCCGGCAAGGGTGTCACACGCAATATGACGACCAATCGTCGTGAGCGTCGTGAGGTGAATGACGAATACATTGCTGAAGTAACTGTGGCAAGTGAACCAGCCTTCAACAATGTCGTCTACTCCGTCAACCCCGGGCAGGCTAACACCTTCCCGTGGCTGTCGCGCATTGCACAAAACTTTGAGAAGTACCGATTTGAGTACCTCGAGTTTTATTACAAGCGCGAGGTTTCGGAGTATGCAACTGCCGGTCAGAGCGGCAAAGTGATCTTCTCCTTTGACACCGATGCGTCCGATCCGGCGCCGACAACTAAGCAACAGATGGAGGATACTGATCCCCACGTTGACGCATTGCCGAGCGAGAACATGACGCTCGTCGTGCCGACGAATATGTTGCATGGTTCCACCGATGCGCTTTATGTGCGCTCGGGCGCATTGCCTGCCAATACTGACATCAAGACGTACGATGTTGGCAACCTGAACGTCGCGACTACCGGCATCACGTCGAATGTCGCTGTTGGAGAGTTGCACGTGCGTTATGTCTGTGTGCTGAGTGTGCCGGTGCTTGAAGGCGTCGGCGCCTCAAATGCCATGGGCGCGATGATCACGACGACAGGCACAACTGCGAGCCCATTGCTCGCAGGCGTCGCAACCGGCGCGATCACGATTTCGCAGAGTCTCACAACTGTGACGTTTACTGGCCTTGCTGTCGGGTCTGAGTATGGCGTCATCTACTCTGCGTCTGGCGGTGTTGCTAGTTCTAACACTGCCGCGTGGTCAGCGTGGAGCGGTGCGACGCTGAAGACGAATCTGACGTACGCTAGTGCGACGGGCGGAATCGCCTTCGTGACGATCACAGCAACAGCTGCAATTGCGTCAGCGACGATGACGATTGCAGGCACTCCGAATGCGGGAACAGAATCATGCTTCATCTTTCTGATCTCGCCTGCGTTGAGTGTGTGATCAACACGCTAAGGTTCGTCGTCTCCTAAGCAAAGACGACACGCCATAAAATATAACTATATACATACATATATAACCCAAGTAATGGC